ATAAGAAGAAAGTGCTAATATTAGAATGGAAGCAGCCAAACAAATATTAGATAGAGTTGGTTTATCCAAAAAAGAAAAATTAGATATTACTGCTAAAGTTCAACACGGAGTATTTATATTACCACCAAAAAACAATGACTGAAGAAATTAAAATAGACGCTAGTAAAACACAAATATCTACTACTAAAAATACTTATAAAAAGTATGGTGGTATATTAAATAAGTTAAATATAAAAGATAAAGTTTTAGATTATAGTTCTGGATTAGGTACAGGTACAAAAGAGTTATCTAAAAATGCAAAATCTTTTGAACCTTATGTAGATGAACAAAGAATTATAAAATCAAAAGGTAGATATCCAGATTATATAAATGTTAATACCTTAGCAAAAGGTGAAGGACTTAAATCACAAAAAGCTGTAGTTAATCATATGGTATTAAATGTTATAGATGATATACAAGAAAGAAAAAATGTTGTTAATAATATTGGAAATATGTTATCAGATGATGGCGTAGCTTTTATTACTGCTAGAGATTCTACAGAAGGTAAAACAAGAGTTCCTTACAAAGATGGATTTCTTATGAAAAAAGGTGGAACTAATACTTTTCAAAAACCTTTTAGTCAAACAGAATTAAATACATTTGTTAAACAAACATTAGGAAAAGAATATACTGTAGTAGATACTCCAAAAAAATTAGGTATAGGTGGTTCATCAGTAATGGTAACTAAGTCACCTTCTTTTTTGAAAACAATAGCTACAACATTAAAATTAACTCCAATATTATCAATGTTGACATTACCACTTAGTGCAACAGAAATGGGTAGTGGAGAAATGTTTACAGAAAAAGAATTAGCGGAGCAAAGAATTAGACAAAAGTTTCAGTAATGACTGAAAAAATTAAAATAGCAAGAAGAAAAAATGCTAGAGTAATTCCTTATGGTTATGAAGTATCAGAAGAAGACCCTGACTTTTTAATACAAAACGAAGAACATATGGAGTTAATTAAAAAAGCAAAAAAGTTTATAGACAATGATTGTTCATACAGAGAAACTGCAGAATGGTTATCACATCATACAGGTAGAAAGCTGACAGGTATGGGATTAAGAGAAGTGCTAAAAAGGGTCATACATAAAGGTTGGTAGAAGAACCAAAACCAAAAAAATCTGGTAGAAGAAGAGTAAAAAATTTAAATACTCCTTTAACTATAAAAGAAAAAAAAGCACGTAAGTCTGCTCAAGATTTATTACGTGAAAAAAAACAAGACCTAGAAAAAGCACAAGCTAATTATTGGTCTACAAAAAGCAAGTTAAAAAAATTAGATAAAGTATTAAAGGGTGAAGAACAACTTATTGAAAAAGATAAGATTGAAGAAACAACTCCTAATATTAGAGAAGCTATTAAAGATAGAGATATTATCTTTGAACCTAATGAAGGTCCTCAAACAGAATTTTTAGCAGCACCAGAACGAGAAGTATTTTATGGTGGAGCAAGAGGTGGCGGTAAATCATACGCTATGTTGGTTGACCCACTTCGTTATTGTCATAAACAAAAACACAGAGCATTATTAATTAGACGGACAATGCCTGAGTTGAGAGATTTAATTAATCACTCACAACAGTTATATTCAAAAGCTTATCCCGGTGCTAAATGGAGAGAACAAGAAAAAGAATGGAAGTTCCCTTCAGGTGCTAGAATAGAGTTTGGATATGCGGAAAATTTAACTGATGCTTTACGTTACCAAGGACAATCATATACTTGGATTGGAATAGATGAACTACCGCAATATCCTACCGAAGATATATATAATTTTCTTCGGTCTTCTTTGAGAAGTGTAGACCCAGATATTCCTGTCTATATGAGAGCAACAGGCAATCCGGGAAACGTAGGTTCAATGTGGGTTAAGAATATGTTTGTTGACCCTGCAGTACCTAATACAAAGTTTGATATAAATATTAAAACACCAACAGGTATTAAAAAAATATCTAGAAGATTTATTCCTGCTAAACTAGAAGATAATCCTTATCTAATGCAGACTGATGATTATTATGCTATGTTAGCTTCGTTACCTGAAGTACAAAGAAAACAATTCTTAGAAGGTAATTGGGAAGCATTTGAAGATTCATCTTTTCCAGAGTTTAGTAAAGATATTCATGTTATTAAACCTTTTGATATTCCTAGAAACTGGATGAGATTTAGAGCATGTGACTGGGGATATAGTTCACCTGCTTGTTGTTTATGGATAGCTGTAGACTTTGATAATAATTTATTTGTTTACAGAGAATTATATACAAAAAAAATTACAGCAGATTTATTTGCTAGAAAAGTTTTAGAAGCAGAACAAGGTGAGTATATTCGATATGGTGTACTAGATAGTTCTACTTGGGCAAGACGAGGTGACATAGGACCAAGTATTGCAGAGACAATGATATTAGAAGGTTGTAGATGGAGACCATCTGATAGAAGTCCTAGAAGTAGAGTAGCAGGTAAATTAGAATTACATAAAAGATTAAGACCTGATGAAGAAACAGGATATCCTTCTTTATTTATTTTAGATAACTGTACTAATTTAGTTAGAACATTACCTATGTTACCTACAGATAAAAATAATCCTGAAGATGTAGATACACATGCAGAAGACCATGCTTATGATGCACTTAGATATGGTTGTATGAGTAGACCAATACATCCTATTAAACAAGATTTTATAGATAAAACAAATGAACCTAAACGTGCAGCACCGGCAGATAAAGTTTTTGGATATTGAGCTGTCTTAGTTTATTACTAGCAGTTTCAATGCATGTTGGATTAGATAATGAATATAATTCTATACATCCTCATGCACGATGTACACTAGATAATACTATACTAGGAGCATATTATAATAGTGAATATAATGCAAGTTCTTATATAGGAAAAATATATAACTATAATAATTTAGAAATAGAATATGGTTTAGTTACTGGATATACAGGAAGTAATATTGCACCAATGTTAAGAATTAAAAAAGATAATTTTTTTATAGCACCTGCATATGAAGTAGAAGGTAATGTTGGAATAGTTGTAGGTTTTGAATTTAAATTAAAATGAAAGATATTAAGATAGGATATAAAAATTATAAAATAAAAAGTTTAGATTCCATTGTATCTAAATGTAATGAAATAAATGGACAGTTTCTTGCATCCGATGGAATGATAGCTTTATCATCAACAGAAGATAATATATCTCATGCTAATACTTTAATACATGAAATATTTCATGCAATAGTATTTCAATGGGGAATAGAATTAGATGATAAAGAAGAAGAAAAAATTTGCAATACTCTTGCGAATGGACTAACTACTGTATGTGTAGATAACCCTTGGTTGTTACCTTACATACAAAAACAACTAAAAGGAGAAAAATAAAATGGCAATCATGAAAAAATATGTACAAGGTGAACTACCTGAAAACATGTATGGAAACGAAGCTTCAAAGCAAGGCGATTCCAAAACTAATGTTGTAAAAGGTGCTTCAGCTTTTCCTGCTGATTATGCTGAAGGTGGAGTTAATAAAGATTTCCCAAAAGAAAAGAAAAGCATGGTAGACGGAAAAGTATTCTCAATGGCAGACGAAAGAGACTACTAAGGAATATAAATGCCACATAGTAATATAGGCAGTAGTGGCTTATCTGAAACTGATGAAGTAAAATCATTAGATGATGCTAAAGATGATTCTTATAGTAATCTAGGTTATATAATTGAATCTAGATTAAAAGAAGCAGAACAGGCACGTCTATATGATGAAAAAAGATGGTTAAGGTCTTACAGAAACTATAGAGGAATCTATGGTTCTGATATGGCTTTTCGTGATTCAGAGAAGTCTAAAGTATTTGTTAAGGTAACAAAAACTAAAGTATTAGCTTCTTATGGACAACTTATCGAAGTGTTATTTTCACAAGGTAAGTTTCCTATTGGAATACAACCTACTTCAGACCCTTTAGGTGTAGCTAAGTATGCACACATAAAACCCGATAATTTAAAACAACAAGATGCTCGTATGGAAGACATCTATGGTTTTGAAGGTGATGGTAGAGAAATATCTCCGGGTGCTACTGCAGATGAAATACTAAATGGTTTAAAAAGTAAATACGAAAAAGCAGGTTTTGAAGAAGGTGCTGCACCTGATTTAAAAACTATGCCTCAAATAGAACCTGCAAATGAGGCAGCTAAAAACATGGAAACTTTAATCCATGACCAGTTAGAAGAGTCCCATGCAATATCTGTAATGAGACATGTTTTATTTGAAATGTGTTTATTAGGTACAGGTATTCTTAAAGGTCCTTTTAACTATGAACAAGCAGAACATAAATGGGAACTAAATGAAGAAGGAGAAAGAGAATATAAACCTATTAATAAATTAGTTCCAAGAGTAGAAGCAGTTAGTTGTTGGGATTTTTATCCTGACCCAGATGCTGTTACTATTGATGATGCAGACTATGTTATACAACGACACGTATATAATAGAACACAATTAAGAGATTTAGCGAATAGACCTTTCTTTAGAGAAAGTGCAATCAAAGATTGTTTAGCTGTAGGTTCTAATTATGAAACAAGAAGTTATGAAACAGCATTATATGATAGAGAAAATCAAGAAGAGTTTAGTAAGAATAGATATGAAATCCTAGAGTATTGGGGTACAATGGATAAAGACTTTGTAGAAGAAGCAGGTATCGATATCCCTACAGATTTAAAAACAGAATTAGATGAAGTGCAAATTAATGCATGGATATGTAATGGATATATACTAAGATTAGTATTAAATCCTTTTACTCCTGCAAGAATACCTTTTATGATTGCACCTTATGAAATTAATCCATATCAATTTTTTGGTGTAGGTATTCCAGAGAATATGGATGATGCACAAACAATTATGAATGGTCATGCAAGAATGGCTATTGATAATTTAGCACTAGCAGGAAATTTAGTATTTGACGTAGATGAAACTATGTTAGTACCCGGTCAAGACATGTCAGTTTATCCGGGCAAAATTTTTAGAAGACAAAGTGGACAGACAGGACAAGCTATACATGGTTTAAGATTTCCAAACACTGCACCAGAAAATATGCAAATGTTTGATAGATTTAGACAACTAGCAGATGAGTCTACAGGTATACCTTCTTATTCACATGGACAAACAGGTATACAATCAACAACAAGAACAGCATCAGGTATGTCTATGTTAATGGGTGCTGCTGCTTTAAATATTAAAACAGTAATTAAAAACATAGATGATTATTTATTAAAGCCATTAGGTGAATCTTTTTATCAATGGAATATGCAATTCAATAAAGATATTCCAGAAATACAAGGTGACTTAGGAGTTAAAGCAAGAGGTACATCTTCTTTAATGATGAAAGAAGTAAGGTCACAAAGATTAATGACATTTATGCAAGTAGCATCAAATCAGTTCTTAGCACCTTTTGTAAAATGGCACAGTATTATTAAAGAGATTGCAAAGTCGTTAGATGTAGACCCTGACCAAGTTGTTAATGACCCAGAACAAGCAGCAATATTTATGAAACTTATGGGAGAAGTAAATGGAAATCAACAAACTCAAGGCCCTAACCCACAACAAGGTGGCATGGGACCTACTAACGGAGTACCTGCAGGAGCAAATGTTACAGACACACAAGGGTCTGGAGGTGGCAACATCGGAGTCGGAACTCCACAAGTTGCAGGGGAAGGCGGCTTTACTGCACCAGATAATGAACCTCAAGGAGCAGCTTAAGTAAATGTCAGCACTATCTGATTTACAAAAAAAATTAGAACAAGAAGCAAAAGGAATTATGTTTCCTTTTAGTGCTAGTGCTTCTAATGTAAGCACAACACAAAATGTTTATAATTCTGCTACTGATGGTATTATGACAATGCAAGGTCAAAAGTATGTAGGGCCTGATGCAGTTATACAATATGGTTCAGAAGAACAAGGTTTTCCTAGACAACTAAAAGAAATAGAAGCACCAATGCTTCCACAGTTTGATGCAACACAATTTCCAAAAGCAGGTGAAGGTATTATGCAAACACCAACCCCTGCACCTACAACACCTACAACTCCTGTAGAACCTGAAGCACCGGCAATAGACCCTTGTCCTCCGGGATTTAAATTTGACCCAGTTAAAAAAGTTTGTGTTCCAATAGAACAACCAAAAAGTGATAGCGATGATACTCCTTTTATAGACACAAGAACTAATAATCAAAAAGGAAGAGATAGTTTAAAAAACTTTGGTATTAAATTAACAGGGGGGGAAGATAGTATATTTGCAGACCCTGAAAAAACAAAAGCTATGTTTGGTACTAAACAAACTATAGATATAAGAGATACTCCTAAATTAGCATCTTATGATGACGTAGCTGCTAGAGGAGGTCTCAGTGAAGAATATAGACAAGCCCTAGGGCCAGAATTGTATGATGCTAATGAAGCCTACGCTAAACTTAAAAATGAACAAGGTCAAATACCCGAGGATAAAGCACCCGAAGCCGCTGCTTTAATTGCTAAAATAAATGAACTTGAAGCTGCTCGTCAACAAGAACAAGAAAGATTAAAAAAAGAAAGACTTACTCCAGAATCTACAGGAGAAAGATTTGGGAAGCTTCCTACATTTACAGTAGAAGATTTTGAAACAGGCATACCTAATTTAGGACCAATATCTATTCTTGCAAATTTTTTAGGTAAAACTTTTATAGCCCCCTCTACTATAAAACAATTAGAGAAAAATGGTTTTATAGTAAAAACAGGAAATAAAAAAAATGATAAAGATGAATATACATTAAGTG